ATTGTATCTCTCCATGCGGTTCTCCTTTCTTCATATAACTTAAAATAATCATCTTGTCCATAGTTTTCGTTATATTCTAATCCTTTAGCCTCTTTTTGTAGATTCTTCCAAACATTAGACGCCCGTTCATGGTTAACTGCCGAGTATCCCGTAACTACCGCCCAATTGTTCTCATCAATAACCTTCTTGCTTTCTATCCCGCACCAAATGTCCGCAAACCTATCCAAACCAATCTTCTTACCCATCGGGGCGTAATACATGTACGGAAGCATTTTACGCTTAAAGGCTATATTCATCCCGCACATGGGGTAAAAAACACCCTTAGGAATACCGCCTCTGTAAAAAGATAGTGGTCTGTTCCCAAGTACAAGCTGTGTCGGCGCGTCCCAATCGGCTACACCATGCCACACGCCATGGGACAACACCACCTCCGCTTCTTCCCGCACATTATATGGGATACCTCGCACATACAAGCTGGCAGTAGACATCCAGTGTAGAGGTACACGCATATTCAGGGCGCTGATGTGGTCAGCTATGGTGTCGCGGTAAGGAGTTGTGTCGTCGTCCAGCGTTACGATGTACTCGACCTCGGGTAAGTTTTGGGCGATGTATAAAAACCCTAGATTCCTAACCCCATCATTGAAGTTATAAACCAAATCACTTTCAACATCCTTTATCTGGTCGTTGTGCTGGACGCAAGGCTTTTCCCCATCGTAAACATACACCCGCTCTACCTCGTGTTTGTTAAATAACCCCGCCCAAGCTCTTTGAAACCTCTCCAAACAATCCATTCTTATTGTAGGTACAACAACAGCTATTTTGCTCATGATGGTTTTATACAATTAGCCAAAAGGCTAGTATCCTCCTGAAACCCAATAATTTGAAAGCCTGCCTTGGTTATTCTGTCCTGTAATATCTTGGGCGTGAATGCCGTTTTGTGAAAGTCGTATTCATCCCTCTGGTCGCCAAAACAATACTCCACCGCTTGGTAGTCGTTATTCTCGTACAGGACTAACCCTGCGTGGTATCTAAAGTTGGGAACTATAACATCAAATCCTCCGCCCGGCTTAATTAGCTTAAAAAGCATGGAGAATATCCCATCTATCTCGTGAACTCCAAAATGCTCAAGCACATGAACCGCCATGATGTACTCACACTCGCCCTCACCGACAAACTGGTTCAACTCCCGAATATCGCACAGCAAGTCTATGTCAGGAAATGGGTACACATCCTGATATTTACACACAATGTCGGGGTACTGTTCTTTGGCTATTTTAGGATCACCAGACCCAATGTTCAGTCTGATAGCCTCCTTTGGTTTTTCTGTCAACCAGCCCTTCATAACACACTCTCTATCCCTTCCTTTAACTTTTGATAGTAGTATTTGTAATCCCAAATAGGTGAGGTTAGAAGCTCTTTTAGTTTGGGGTTATCATCCTCCACTTCCACAGCAGTCCCGCACGCCCGCGCCTCCAGCACACTTCGCTCACCACCGCCAACCACATCACATGGGATATAAGCCACCTCACTCATGTTGTATAGTTTGGCAACCTCTTCGGGTGGCAACTGGTCTGACACCATAACACCAACGCGTAGAAGCCCTGCAACTATCCGCATAGACTCGGCTAGGTTATTTACCTGTATCTGACCAACCGCCAACCTATTACCAGTTTTGTAGCCTAAAAGATGTTGCCGTTTCCAATCGGCAAACGCGCCCACGGTAATGTATTTCCAGTGCTTCTCGGTAAACATGGGCTTGAAGATGTCCGTATTAACCCCAAAAGCATGGACGATGTTGAAATGATGTGCTATTTGCGGTCTATACCACTCTGTTTCATAAAAAAGCACATCGTATTTCTCGCATCCAATGGGGTATCTGGTGTTGCCTGCAATACACAGCCCCTTCATGGTTGACATTTCCCGCACCAGCTCATCGACCTGACTACCAAACGCTCCCCAACCTAGAACAAAGTCAAAACCCAACGGACTTGGCGCAACCTCTTTGGAAGCCATGTTGTACTTTGTAATCTCGTAATCGTTACCTAAAAGCTCTAGTGCCTTATAAAGCCCGTCACGCCATGTGGATTCACACTCGTTAAAATAGACAAAGAGAATCTTTTTCATGACATCTTCAGCATCCTGTTCTTTTCAAACTTATAGTTGGTCTCGCAAACCCTAGAACAAAACCCCACTTTGCCGGGATACGGTAATATAACCTCTTTCCCGCACATTGGACACTTGCTCTTAAAGTAATTCATTTCTTAGCCTTTCTGAATTTTGCCCACACTAGGTTATCCGGCATAGCCTCTAAAAACCCAATCTCACAATCATTGTCTTTCAATAGTCTGTACATGGATTCTTTGGTAAAGGCTCTGACATGACCCCGCACATGTTCGTCCACACCATCCCAATCCCAATGACCGAGATTCCCCTGTCCGTTATCAAACGATCCGTTTGGTGTGGTGATATACACCCACTCATTAGCTAGAGTTTTTAGGTGGTTTATAAAAGCCACCGGATCTACCACATGCTCGATGACCTCGAATGCTGATACTAAATCGGCTTTAACTTTGTTAAAGGTAGTGGCATCGTCGCAGAAAAACTCACACGACAAGCCAGCAGATAAAGCGCGCTCCGCGGCAACCTCTATCGCCTTCTTGGTCATATCTACCCCATAAGCCTTGATGCCCTTATAAGAGGCTGTGGTTACAAGACTACCGATATAGCACGCCAAATCCAAATACGACTTGGGTTTTAGTGCATCCATTTCGGCAATCATCCAGTCGTACCGCATATACCTGCCCCTAGCGTCAGTGATTAGCTTCCTGGGCTCCATATCCTCGCAATCCGGTATCTGATCTTCCCCAGCATTGCCGTATATCTTTTTGTAGAACTCCGGATCGTAGATGTGGCGCACCATCGCGTAGGTTTTATCTTCATCCGCTTTTAGTTCTGGTAGATTAAATAAGCGCAAAAGGTTAAGTGCCTTTATAGGCTCGTCCATTATCAGAAGCTCCCGCCTGACAATTTGCAGGCTATCAATAAGTTTGTTCATGACCTAGCTCCTTTTGAATTTGATAGGGTAGAAAGTCTTTAGCTTCTGGTTTCTCTTTTAGAATCTCCTCGGACGCCTCTTTTACAACATTTAGTTTAAACTCCCTATCCCACTGCCTAGCAATAGCCGACCACGCAAACCTCTCTCTAGCCCAAATCACCATCTTAGACCGCACGCTGTCCTGCCACTTAGTGTCCTTTAATGCCTTCACCAGTACCTTTGTGTACTCCTTTTGAATAGCTGGTGTGTAAATATCGTCCTCGTCGACATTTATCTTCTTACCAAACTGCACTGTCTCTTTAAGCGCAGCATAATCGCACACAACCGGTATCGCGCCCGCCGCCTGACACTTCATGGCTGTAATACAAGATATTTCCCCAAAGTGTGTAGGATACGCCCAAATACCCGATTTAAAGGTTTCTGCCAGCACCTCACCTTGTCCGACTCTGCCGTGGTGGGTTATGCCGTCCTGCTCCATGAGTTTGTCCATTTTAGCTTTCCACGCCATACGCTCTGGGTTGTTGTAGTAAAAGCTTTCAAACAAATTCCAGCCGTAGAACACATGCAGTTCTGCATCCTTAACTTCCTTCTTGATGTCTGGCCACATCTTCAAGAGATGTTCCAAACCTCTATCGTAGGACGATGTATAAATCATGCGGTGTGGATTCCTCTTAATGTTCTCCTTATCCAGCGCCTCAAGGTCGGTAAGGTTGATACCGTTTCCAGTAATCATGAATTTGTAGTCAGGGACTGCCGGTACATTTTGCCTATGCCACTCTGACAGCATGAATATCTTGTCCATCTTATCCAGCCGTGCTTGTGTGTACTCATTTGGATTTTGGATGTCGTGATTCCACAAAAACATCTTCTTTGCTTTCCACGGATGGTCAAAAAAGGCTACCGCCCGCCACGCAATTAAGATATTAAAGCTGTCGTGTGGGTTAAGCTTATAGTGTGGTTCGTAGGTAACACCCTCGTAGACCCCAGCGTCTTCCTGCGGGTCGCCATATACTGTCACTTTCCACCCCAGTCTGCTAAGTTCTCTTGATAGGTAAATGACCGCTTCTTCTGAACCCCCGATACCTTTAGCTAGATTCTTAGGTGACCACTTCTCAAAGCCTTTTCCGCACATAATTGCCACCTCGTCCTCACCCCATACCTTGGGTGGCGTGAAGTCCCGCCTTAAACTCATCATAACGGGTTCTTCTGCAATCTCCTGTGGTATGGCTTTAACAAGAGCTTCTACCTTATCGCTTTGGCCGTTCCTGCTCATGTATCTAGCCAAATCAACAATCTCGTGCGCCATCCTGTTATGGACTCTAAGCATCTCCAAATGTTCGACGCGTTCTTGAAAGATTTTATCGTTGGGGAAGAACTCGGCAATTTTAACTGCCGCCGCCCACGCATCCTCCAGCTGGTTGGTGTTAATGGCAACCTGATACAAAATCTCAAGCGTTCTTACCTGCATATCTCTTGGGTTTAGCACCAGCGTTGTTTTTGGATAAGGTACATGTTGCGCCAGTAACGCCCAAAACTTAGCCCGCTTCCAGTCTTTGGCGTAAAGATAAGCAAGACCCATGTCTATGTAGAAATTAGGAAATACAGGGCTTTCAATCATAGCGTTGGCTGTGGCCTTAATGGATTTGTTAGTCCACCCGCGCTCCCTATAAATCTCGCCAAGGTATTCCCACGCCTGCGCACGCTCCTCTGCCCAACCCGATGGTGTGTTAGTTTCAGAACCATGTAGGTACTCGGTAATTAGCCTTTCCGCCTTTAACCAATTCTCGTCACCCCTCAAGTCAAAATAGCATTTAGCAAGGTAGTACATGGTGCGTGGGTCGCGTCTGTTACCCTGTGAAGCCAGTTGTGCCTCCAGAATCTCGACATTTCTTAACATGGCCTTTTCCGCCCGCTCGTCAGTAGAGAAATGCACCACATCGCACAACCCACTGTCCGTCTTGTTGGTCTCTCTTTGCTCTATCAGCGTTTCGTGGATGGGGGCAACCCACTTATACGACCCATCGTTTCTGATAAGCCGTTCCCGTAGATGTTCGATGAGTACGCTTCTGATCTTAAAGGTTTGGGGGTCGAAGTCCACTTTGTATAGATAGTTAAAAAACACAGAACCAAAGCCTTTTTCCAGCCCCTCCTCGGCAATTTGATATAGTTTGTCGCCACCACGAAGAATATCGTCTGTATCCAACCACAAAATATACTCAAAATCCTTTGTAACCTGCTCAAAGTTGTGGTTTCTAGCTTTAGAAAAGTCCTTTTCCCATTTAATGTAGTCAATAACAGGCGTCGGATAACCTCTTTGCTCGCACAACTCCTTAATCTGAACCTCTTTATCCATCGCCTCGTTGGTTTTAGCCTCCGTTGGACCATTAAGTGTAAAAAACATACCATCCACATGGGGTGCGACAGAATAAAGGCACCTTGCGAGCATATCCATTGGCTCGGAATCTTTAATTATCATTGCTAAAGCTACTTTTGCCATAATTACAAACTTTCTGCGACACGAAATTGCGGGTATCGCTTCCAAAATTTATGAAAAAACTCCTTGTCAAACGGAAGTTCATCCGCCTTGTATATCGCCCTGATGCGGTTGTGAATGGGTTGCGGGAAGTCTACT